TGAAGAAATAACTGCTACTGTTCTCGAAGAAATTTTTTGTTCTACCTGATTCAAATCCCAATTCAAATCAGACCAATCAATATCAACAAAAACTGGTTTCAATCCATTTTGGACGATAGGGGCCACTGTGGTAGCAAATCCACAGGCGCAGACAATAATCTCATCTCCATCTTCCCAACCAAAATGCTTCTTAAGTGCTGCAATCATTACAAGATTAGCAGAACTGCCAGAATTAACCATTACCGAATAATCAAATCCAAATTTTTTGGAAAATTGCTTTTCAAATTTATGGACTTTCTCACCAGAAGACAACCACTTTCCTTTAAGGATTGAGTGAATCATTTCAGTAATTTCTTCATCATCCCAATAGGGACCCGAATAATAAACAGAATCAGTTTCGGGATTAAAGTTTTTTTTGTTTGCTAAGAAAGGAAAGATATCACTATCAATTTCCTTTGTGGATTTAATAAATTTATCAATTAGTTGATACATGGTTTGTTAATTTCAATAAGTTTGTATACTATTCTATCGCATTCAATAGCAGAATTTTACATATTTTTCCATTTCAGATGATAGATCTTTAGATAATGGTCTGAATTCATCATTCAATAATTTAAAAATCTTTTCTTCATCAGTAATATGATGACCACCAAAATTTCTATCCCTATCACTTTGAGATATTTTATGTTGAATTTGAGTTTTCCTTTCAATTAGGTGCTCATTCATGGGAGCAAGTCCATAGTAAAAAACCATAAAATCTTCAGATACATGACTATAATCATGAAAATGTCTACCAATAGGATAATTTAAAACTGGATAGTTGTGCAAACATCTCATACCCCTTTCAAAAATACTGGAAAGATCTAAATTGCGGTCTTTATAATCACACCCAAATGAATATTGCTCATGCAATGGTTTATTTTTATCTGGTTCTGATGAGTCTTGATTATCAACAAAATATAAGCAAGGAGCTAAATGAACCTGATTTTGATCATCCCTCAAAGATGAAAAATCTCCATATAAAAATTCAGGTACATTTAAACAAATTTTCCATCCTGGTATTTGTTCCTCATAATACATGACTTCCTTATCAACTTCAATGGCACTAAATTCTGGATTAACAGAATCAACAATTTGCCAATCTGGGCAAATATCCCTGATTATTTCTACAGATCTATCGGTAGAATTGTAATTGATCATTAATCCATAATCAAAAATTTTCTTATGATGCTCTAACCACCAAGGAAGAAGATATTCTTCATTATAAAAGTGGGTTATAATACTTTTCATAAAAATTCGTTAAAGTTAACATCAATTTTACACTTTTCACACATACCACTCTTTGGAGATTCATCCTTCAAATGATCCCTCCAATAGGTATACTTATCGCCACTATAGATATTCCACAATTTATCATCATCAACATTTCCCATAAGAGCATCACTATTTTCAGGAACATCAGATCTAGAATTACAACAAACCATAATAGATCCATTATAATCAATATACATGTTATTGAATGGTTGAACACATGGTTTTGTTCTGATATATTCAGAATTAAAATCACATACTTTCTTTGTTCTACCCGTTCCCTCAATACTAAAGTTTCTTGCTCTCAAATGCACAACTATTCCAGGAATATGCAATTCATATTCAATGCGATGATCTTGAATATCACTTATAACTGAATATTCTACACCCAATCCAGCAATTTTTTTGATCATTCTATCTTTGATTTTAGAATGATCATACAATTCATCATTCCCTAAGTATTGCTGGATGAATAATTCATTAAGTCCATTATCTCTCAATTCATGAATATATTCAAGAGTAACATAATCACCATTTGTATTTGTTCTGAGTTTACAATTTGGCAAAATTGATCTAGCTTGATTGATTCTCTTTACAATAATATCTCTATGAGACAAAGGTTCATTATACCTACTATAAGTAATTTCTTCTTGATAATCAATTTCTTTCAATTGATTCAGAATATTTAAATACTTTTCTTCTGGCATAATATTATTAGTACTATGCCTATCAATATAAGAATTGGGACAATACCAACACTTCCTATTACAAAAAGAAAATACTTCTATTTCTATCAATTTTAATTGATTCTTAAACCACTCTTTATTATTCATAAATTTAATTCATTTAAATTATATAGTACCATCAATTAAAGCACAATTGTTCGATTCCAACATCAAGGGGAATACTTGGTTTAAAGTTTAATTTATCCAATTTTTCAATGTTTAAAGAGAAATTTCTCGCTTGAGTTTTTGCATAAAATTTTGGAGTTTCTACAGATATAATTTTACTTTTAGAATTAGACAATTTATCAACTGCCAATTGAATTATATCACGAAAGTATTGTGGTTGTCCAGTAGCGATATTGTATATTTGATTTTCAGATCCACGATCTATAATGCATTTAATTGCTCTAGAAACATCATCCACATGCATATAATCACGAAGAACAAGTCCACCATCATAGAGTTGAATATCTTCATCATTTTTTAACTTGTTTATTAAGAATCCCAAAACATTTTTCTTTGGAGATACTGTTTTATCAGTTCCATATACATTAGCAAGACGGAAAATACGATACTTACACCCAAAAGTTTCACAAAATGAAATTATTAGTTGCTCTGCTGTTCTTTTCGTAATTGAATAAAACCCTCTAGGATCTGGAAGATCAGTTTCTTTTGCATCTATTACATCCAATCCATAAACAAATCCAGAACTCACAAAATTAAATATAATATCTTCACCTTTACAATACTCAAGTACTTCCATAAGAAGATTCAAATTAGTATTAATATCTACATGAAGATCTTCAAATACATTATAATTTGTAGTTGTGCTAATAAAATAAAGAATATCTTTGGATTGTGGTTCTCTATCCTCCCTAGGAATTTTTAAAATTTGATCAGCAAAAAGATTACAAAAAGAACTTCCAATAAATCCTGTTCCACCATAGACGGAAATTTTTTCAAACATACTTCTCACATTCCTCAAAAGTTTTTCCCTTCATATCTTTTTCGGAAAGAATAGGATTTAGACTTGGCCATTCAATATTAATAGTAGGATCATTCCAAATCAAAGTTCTATCATATTTTGGGTAATAGTAATCAGTCACCTTATATTCTACTTCGGCAAAATCAGTAGCCGTGCAAAATCCATGAGCAAATCCAGGTGGAACCCAAAGTTGATTCCGACTATCATCTAATACAATACCAAACCATTCTCCAAATGATGGGGAAGATTCCCTCAAATCAACAATTACATCATAAATTGTACCAGAAATGCAACGAACAAGTTTGCCCTGAGGATGTTTGATCTGATAATGAAGACCTCTCAGAACATTCCTAGAAGACTTCGAATGATTATCTTGGACAAAACTACGTATTTTGATGTTTTTTTTAAACTTCTTCAGATTGAATGATTCCATGAAGAATCCGCGTTCATCCTCAAACTTATCATTTGCAATAAAGTAAGCATCTTTAAGATCAGTTTTTACTATTTCCATACCATTCTATTGTTGTATCGAGTCCTTGTTCTATAGAAAATCTTGGAGACCATTTCAATTCATGACGAATCTTGGTAATATCAGTCGAATAACGACGATCATGCCCAGGTCTATCCTCCACATATTCTATCATATTTTCTTTCATATTCATACGGTCGAGAATCATTCTAACCAAATCAATATTCTTGATTTCACACTCCCCACCAATATTGTACTTTCTACCTATTCTACCGCGACTCCAGACCTCTACAAGTGCCTCACAATGGTCCTGGACATATAACCAATCACGAACTTGCTTTCCATCGCCATAGACAGGAACCTTCTTGCCTTGCATTAAATTTGTAATTGTCTTTGCAATCATTTTTTCAACATCCTGTCTAGGACCATAGTTATTAGAGCAGTTTGTAATAATTATAGGCAAACCATAGGTGGTATGATATGCCATCACAAAATGGTCACTTGCTGCTTTAGATGCGGAATATGGATTTCTTGGAGCATAATTTGAGAGTTCAGTAAAATACCCCTCATCTATAGAACCATAAACTTCATCGGTTGAAATATGCATAAACCTTTCAACTTCATACTTCACAGATAGATTGAGAAGATTTACCGTTCCATTAATATTTGTATGAAGAAATTGAGAGCAATCCTTAATTGAATTATCTACATGACTTTCAGCAGCAAGATGAAAGATTGTTTTTGGTTTATGTTTTTTAAAAATATATCCACAATTATGCTCATCGGCAATATCGGTGGCATAAAACTTTATTCCATCAGGAACATTATTTCGGTCTGCAGCATAAGTTAGTTTATCAATACATATAATTTCTTCATCCACAGTTTTAATCAGATGATGAAGAAGATTGCTACCAATAAATCCGGCTCCGCCAGTAACTAAAATTGTCATGATTGGTCATTTTTAATTGAATATTTTTCTAAAATTTCTGGAGAATATTGTTCTATTGTATTTTCTTCTGATTTTTTTAATCTTTTTTGCTCTTCAAGATGATGAACTCTATTCCTAATTTCAGTTGAAGAATATTTATGTCTTCTCAAATGGAAGAATAACTCTATCCCATTGTCAATACAATATTGCTTTCCAGTAAAATCTCTATCTTTGTATTCTTCACTCAAAAATCTTATATGAATTGTTTGAGATTGAATTAAATTGAGAAGATCTTCTTCTGTTTCATAAACAAGAATTTCATCAATATATTTACATCCCTGAAGTTGAACATATCGCTCATAGGCAGATTGTACTGGTTTATTCTTAATTCCAGGACGATCTATTGTCGGATCAACTTGAAGAGCTACTTTCAAATAATCACACATTTCCTTTTCCATCTTAAGCATTGTAACATGCCCAGCATGGAACAAATCAAATGAACTACAATTAAAACCGATTTTCATATAATTTTAAAGTCTTTAAGAATTGAATGTAAAATGGAAGTTTTGTGATTATCTACTACTTTCATTCCATTATGCCAATTACAGGCATTTCGGAAATGCAAAAACTTTTGATCAGCATGAAGTTCCATCTCATATCCACCATTAGAATTAGATGGATCCCTGAGATTTATTCCCTGATAATCATCTGGATATACAACATCAGTAGATTTAAATTTAATTTTTTCATTACGAAGTAATTCATATGTTCCTCCACAAGAATCAAGTA